GTATCAACAGGATGGATGCTGGTCAGCAAGTACAACAAGCCTACCGAAGTTCCCAAGGCGTGAACCTCATCGAAACGACCATCATCGGCACGGTCAGCGCAATCGTTGGCGGTGCAGTCGCTTGGCTGACCAAGGGCAAGTTCACGGCAGATAGCCTCCAAGTGAAGCAAGCCCAAGCGGTGCTGGCTATGTGGCAGCAGACGGCCGAGGCCCAGCAGAAAGAATTGGCGCAACTAAGGAATGAAATCGTAAGTTTGCGGGAGCGGATAGAGTGTTTGGAGAACACAATCCAAGTGCTTGAAGCCGAGAACGCAACCCTACGCCAATCCTGATGCTGCTACCACTAACCAAGCATTCCCGCAATATCCACGAAGTCACCTGCCAATCGGGGCAGGAATTTCTCCTTATCAGCGACCTGCATTGGGATAATCCCCATTGCGACAGGGGTCTGCTGACCAATCACCTTAAGGAAGCGCAACGCCGCAATGCAGGAGTCATCGTCAACGGTGACTTTTTTTGTTTGATGCAGGGCAAAGGCGACCCAAGGCGAAGCAAGGAGGACATCCGAGAGGAACACAACAACGCCCGCTATTTGGATTCCATCGTCAATACGGCGGTGGAATGGTTTGCGCCTTACGCCAAGAACCTCCTCCTGCTCGGCTACGGCAATCACGAAACCTCCATCATCCACCACCAAGAAACCGACATCCTGCAACGATTTGCCAGCACGCTGAACTACGCCACAGGGTCAGCAGTCGAAGTTGGTGGGTACGGCGGCACGCTGGACATTCGGGTAAACCACGACCCTCTGCGAAGCAAGAACTTCGTCGTGCATTACTACCACGGAGCAGGAGGTGGAGGACCAGTCACCAAGGGGGTCATCCAAGACCAGCGCATCCTTGCCAATACCGAAGGCTACGACCTTACGTGGATGGGCCACGTCCATGAATTATACTACCATCAAAACATCATCCACCGCTATGACCGTGCAATCAAAACGCTCATTCAAAAGCCTGTTCACCAACTGCGTACTGCGACGTATAAGGAGGAATGGGATGGCGGATACATGGGCTTTCATACTGAACGAGGACGAGGCCCGAAGCCTTTGGGAGGCTATTGGATGAAACTAGAAACGAGCAGGAACTCAAGCAAGGATAATAACGGTCCTGAAGTGCAAGTTCACGCAACGTTCACCCCTGCGGATAGGTTGTACTGACCTGTACTTGTACAACTGTCCAGTTTTTACTAAAATAAATTGGACATTCGGGGAATCAATTCTCCATTATACCCCCCAAAAGAGAGATTATTTCCCATAAGTAGCGGAATCCGCTACCTTTCGCAAAGGATTAATTTGCATGAATTTTTCCGAATTATCCCTGCAAACCCCTCGAAATCGATGGGCTTTGCATGACAAATCACGCATTAACGCCGTTAGTTGCTATTAATGGTGGGTTTATCATTCTTTGCCCCTGCCGTTAGGTAGAGGTAACCGTACTCTTTTTCTGCTGAAAATCGAGGGCAGTCCTTGGTCACCCCGGGGAAATCCCTGTGTCCGCATATCCGAGCCTTGGGGTACTTCTGCAGCCAACCGAGCAACACCGCTGCAATCGCTTGACGTTGCTGGATAGAACGGTCATCCTCGTCCTTGCCGCCGATATAACTGACGTGCAGGCTTGTTGTGTTGTGGCCCTGCACGCCGTTGGTGATGGCGGAATCGGGTGCCAGTTGTACGATGTTTCCGTTGGCTTCGATAATCTTGTGGTAGCCCACGGACTTCCAGCCAAGGGCTTCCTTCCAATGGCGGCGGATGCTGGCTATGGTGGTGTTCTTCGGGGTGGCCGTGCAATGGACGACGAGGTGGGTGATGTTTCGCATGGTTAATCAATAAAGCCGTGACCTTGAAACAAGTGCCACAAGCGGTGAGATAAAATCGCCCATCCGAGGGCAAGAAAACTATTGGCTTCGTAGGATCCAGCGGGGCAATCCATTCGGTAATTTTTCATTCTTCGGGGTTTAGGAGGGGGTAGTAATCAACGGTATGGGGTTCATCGTTCGGCAGTCCTGACGCATTCACGGCCTCGACGTTTGTCCATCGGGCCTTCGCCGGGTCGTAGCCAAGCAGGTCGCAGGCACGCCTGTACTCGCACAGGAGGACGTGGTTCTCTTCGAGTTCTTGGGTTGAGATTGAAATCATCAGCCTCTCCAAGGCATTCGTGAGGGCTTTCGCAGGGCGGGTGGAGTGGTAGGTCATGCTGCAAATTTATACCCTTTAGGTTCTAATTATGGCGAAAATTAGGAATTTATACCGCTTCGGGTGCAATGCCCTAAAAAAAAAAACAAAAAAAATTTGACGCAAAAGGTCGCAAATAGGAAAACGGTTGTATCTTTGACCTACAAACCAACCACTAAACCCAAAACCCATGAACATTTTAATCGCCAAAGCCAACGAGCAACTGATTCAATCGCTCTACCCTTCCAAAAAAATTGACTTCCATCAAAACAATTATGCAGGTCGTTTTGGCAATACATCGTACTTCAAATTAACCAAGCCACAGTTTAATAAATTGTACAAAGCGGTTGTAGATAAAGGCTATAATCCTTTTGCTTTACTGACTTGGTAACCCACCGAGGGGTGCGGCTCGCCAACGCACATTCTTTTATTCCACCCACTAAACCACAAACCAATGAACAAACTCGAACGCTACTGCGACGCAATAATGCTCGTAGTCACCTACATCGGAGGCATCGGTGTCTGCCTTTGCATCCTCCGCTGGCTCATCCACTACCTAACCCTCTAAACCCTAAACCATGCACAAGTTCAAAACCACCAACATCAAAGGCAAGGATTACGTTGAAGTAAACCAACGCCTGCTCTACTTCCGCAACGACAAAGCCTACACAGGTTGGTCTATCGAATCGGAACTCGTTGACCTGCAACCCGACCGTTGCTGCATTCGTGCCGTCATCCGTGACGCAGAAGGCCGCATCCGAGCCACAGGCCACGCCCATGAGGACCGCACCTCCAGTATGATAAACAAGACCTCCTACGTCGAGAACTGCGAAACCTCTGCCTTCGGTCGCTGCCTTGCGGCTCTTGGAATTGGAATCGAAACGAGCATCGCATCAGCCAACGAGGTGCAGATGGCTATCGCCCAGCAAGCTAACCTTGACGACCTTAGCGACCGCCTTGGCTTGGTTGCGACCTACGATGACCTCGACGTTGCTACCCTCAAAGCCGACTTCATGGCTCTCGTTGAGCAACTGCCCGAAGACCAGCGGTTCAAGTATCAGGACCACAAGGGAATGACCCCTGCCCGGTACGAGAAAGGCATCAAGTTCCTCCAAGACCAAATCGCTAAATACAAGAAGCCATGAGCAACCTACTGACCAAATGCAACGCCGATGTTTACAAGGCCATCCTTGACATCAAACAAGAAAGCCCTGAGATTGGAGAACGCCTCATTGCTATCCTGCAAGAGCACGAATACTGGTGGCAGATGCCTCTGGGTGATATGCTTTGGTTTTCCGCTCATCTTCCAAGCGAAATTTGGGACCGCAAGGTTCACACCTTCTTTGTCCTGTTTGAATCTCAACCCACAACCACAATGCCATGAACCAAGAACTCGTAACCATCCCCAAGTCGGACATCTCCAAGCAGGACATCGCCGACATCGCCGCCAACCTCATCCACCGCATCGAGGAAGGCGAAGTCAATCCAGTCGCCGCACACGTTCGCCTCAAAGCCGTTATCAAAGCCCTTGAGCAAGTCCTCAAAGCCACCGAGCAAACGGTGTGGGATGAAGCCGAAAAAAACGGCAAGACCTTCTCCGCCTTCGGTGCGGAAATCCAACTCAAGGAGGGGGCGATTACTCCTGACTATTCGCACGACCAAGTTTGGAGTGACCTGCAAGCGTCCATGAAAGCGAGAGAGGAGCAACTCAAGATGGCCTTCCGCAATGCCGGGAAGATGACGGTCATTGACGAATCAACTGGCGAGGTCGTTCCTGTATGTCCTGCAAAAGGCACAAAACCGAGCATTGCTGTAACTTTTAAGACCACTTAACCATGAAAGAAGGACAAACAATCGGCCAATGGCTGAAATGGGATTTTGAGGCGAATGGTGATGAGTTGATAATCAATGACAAGAATGGTAATAGTATCTACTTTGAGGCTTCAAATGGATTTTGGGAAAAGCGTGAATGGGATTCTCAAGGCAGATTAATCTACACAGAGGATTGCTCTGGATTTTGGGAAAAGTTTGAATACAATTCCGAAAGTAATTGTATATACTATAAAAATAGAAATGGTGTAATCAAAGACAACCGCATCGCCGAAGTCATCGAAATCAACGGACGCAAGTACAAGTTAATGCTATGACACGACCAGCACCACCCAAGAAGAAGAAAGGCGTGCAAATCGTCGGCAGGGTCGCAGGAGTAAACGCCGCTCTGCTACTGCTTGAGAAGCCCTACAGAGCCACCGAATTAGCGGAGGTACTTGGCATCCACATCCGCATCATGTATCGCATCCTGAACGACCTTAGAGCCACAGGACACCTCTACTCGCATCGTTGCCATTACTGGTTCGACCCAAAGAAGAACAACAACCTTGAACATCTAATCCCAGTCAAAGACCCTTATCTTTAATCCTTTAACCGAAAACCCATGAGCAACTACACCCCACAACCCAACACCTTCTCCCTGTTCGCTAATGACAAGGGCGACAACCCGAAGCGTCCAGATTATAAGGGCGACATCATCATGCCCGACGGCACTAAGATGCGCCTGTCCGCATGGATTCGTGAATCAAGAAACGGCGAGAGAAAGTTCTTGAGCGGCAAGGTTGAGCCTATACAGGAGCAGCAAGCCAGCGGCGAGAGTTTTGCACCGCAAGCAGGAGATATGCCGTTTTAGTGTAAATTTGCCCTAAGTTTACATTTGCAATAAACGCCTCATGTTTCCGGCCATGCGGTGTTCACAAAGGGTTCCGAACCGAGTGCTGCTTGCAGACCACCGCTAATCGGAATTTAACCCCTCGCCCCAGCTGCCGGAACAGTTGGGGCGTTTTTATCTTACCCCATGGCAACAATTTCAGTATTTAAATCAGGCAAAGGATCCTCTACTCGCAACACGATCCCTGACGAACACCTTGACTTCGCTGAGTACATCACCAACATTCAGGAAGGCTATTGGTACAACGAGGTAACCGCATACCGTAGCAACAAAAGCGAGGAAACCAAACGCAGGCTCACCGCTGTAACGCCCAGCGGTAAATTCAAGAAACAAGGCAGGGATGGCCTCGATCAACATTCGGGCATTCTCTGCATGGATATTGATGCCAAGGACAACGATGGCGTGAACATGAAGGCACTGCTAAACGATGAGTTCCTGCTTGCCATGCACAAGTCCACTGGAGGCGAAGGCTATGCCGCATACTATCGCATTGAGCCTGACCATCATTTGGAAGCGTTCTACGCCTTGGAGAAACGATTGGCAGACAAATTTCACATCATCGTTGACCCAGCTTGCAAGGATGTATCTCGCCTGCGATTTGTCAGCCATGATCCCGAAGCCTTCTACACTGAACGCAAGGTCGCAGTTTTTAAGGCATATCTGCCGAAGTCCAAGGCAACACCAGCACCAAAGTTCTATCCCCATGGTGAGCATGACGTTGAGCATATCCTGCAACAAATTGAAGCCAAGCGCATTGACCTGACCGCATCCTATGCCGATTGGGTGAAGATCGGTTTTGCCATTGCCGCAAAATATCAGGACGCTGGTGCAGACCTGTTCCATCGGGTTTCTGCAATATCGCCCAAGTACAACCCCGAAGCCTGCGACCGCAAGTACCGGGCATTGTGCCAAACTCGTGGGAATACCGTGTCCTTTGCATCGTTTATGTGGCTTGCCAAGAACGCAGGCGTAGAGATCCAAACCCCTGAAACCAAGCACATCGTATCCACCGCCAAATCGCACCGTATGCGTGTGGGAACCAATGGCGGCCCCAAGGATATTGCCGCCGCAACAGAATCGACAGTCAGGATCCTTCGAGAGATTGATCAAATAAACGTGGAGCAGTTGGAGGAAATTGTTGCACATACCATGCAATTGGATAAAGATGAACTGAAGTCCGCCGCAACCGAGGATTCTCCCATTAAGCAAATTAAGGCGTACCTGCGATCCTATGACCTGCGCCGCAATGCCGTTACAAGAAACATTGAACTAAACGGTCAACCCATTAACGATACCGACATCAACAACATCTATGTCACTTGCCTTGAGAATTTTGGCAAAAAGGACGTATCCATGCAGTTGGTCAACGCCATCGTGGATTCCGATTTTGTGCCGACTTACAATCCATTCTTGGAGTTCTTTGCAAAAAACGCACATCGCCAACCCACTGGATGCATTGAAGCCCTGACCAACACCATTACCAGCCATACCCAAGAGCATCAGTTTATTCAACTCTGCATCCTCAAATGGTATTGCTCCTTGGTTGCAAGTATGCAAGGCGAATACTCCCTTGCAATCTTGGTGCTTTGCGGTGATCAAGGCATCGGTAAGACCAACTTCTTTCGTCACCTGCTCCCTGCTGAACTGCGGTCGTATTATGCCGAATCCAAACTGGATGCCGGGAAGGATGACGAGATCCTGATGTGCAAGAAGATTATCCTGTGCGATGATGAGTTCGGAGGTAAGTCCAAGCAAGAGGCCAAGAAACTCAAGGAACTGTCCTCCAAGCAGACATTCAGCATCCGCAAACCTTATGGCCGTGTCCATGAAGATCTCAATCGCTACGCCGTGCTATGCGGCACGTCCAACGATGAGGAGGTCATTAACGACCCAACAGGGAACAGGAGGATCCTGCCAGTGGTGATCGCAGATATTGACTGGGATGCTTACGAGGCAATCGACAAAACCGACCTACTTATGGAAGCCTACCATTTAGTGCAGAACCTTGGTGCAGACGCTTGGCAGTTGAACAAAACTGAAATTGGGATCCTGAATAAGCATACCCAGCTTAACGTCCAGCCTGCCGTTGAAAAGGAACTATTCTTTAAGCTATTCCGCATTGCTACCGATGAACAGGATCCCGAAGGAAAGTGGCTGACCAACTCCGAGATCAAAGACATCATCGAAACTTATTCCAAGCAAAAAGTTTCCGCACACAAACTTGGGGCGATTCTAAAGTCGCTTGGATGCAAAAAAGTATGCCGAAGGGAGCGGAATTTCCTTGGATGCTATTTTGTAGTCAGATTATTCGAAAAAAGTGACTACGCCCAAACGCCTAACAATAAGGCAGTTCCGTTTTAAGTAGTCAGTGTAGGCAGTTTTTTATGCAATTTCCTTTAGGCAATATATACGTGCGTGTGCGTGTGCGTGTGTGTGTACTATATATACTCATAAGAAAAAAAGTAACTACAAGTGACTACACTGACTACAACCGCCTCCACGCTATCAGGAAGGCCGTTTTTTGTAGTCACTTCTCAAAATTCAAAGTGACTACAAGTGACTACGCTTAGACCATACCAAACCAAAGCCATTGACCTGATGCGGACAAGTATCGCAGCGGGCAAAAAGCGAATCATCCTCTGCGCTCCCACTGGAAGCGGCAAGACCGTTATGTTCACCTACATGGTGGCCTCCGCTCTGCAACGAGGCAAACGGTGCATGATCTTCACCGATCGGGCAGAACTGCTGAAACAATCTAACGGTGCGCTTGACCAGTTCGGGATCGTGCCGACATTGATTGAGGCAGGCAAGACCCGATTGGATGTATCGGGATCCTGCTTCATAGCCATGGCGCAGACCTATTCCCGCCGCAAGAACAACGCTGACTATGCGGATCTCATGGCGGGAATGGACTTGGTCATCATTGACGAAGCCCACAAGCAGACCTTCAACCCACTGCTGCCCTACATTAACCCCAACGCCGTAGTCATCGGGGCAACGGCAACACCCCTGCGCCGTGGGAACCAAGAGTGCCTTTCCAAGTTCTACCAAGCCCTGCACAACCCTGTACAGGTTCAGGAACTGATTGACCAAGGGTTTTTGGCAAGCCCCATAACTTACGGAATGACCATGGATTTGTCGGGCATCCGCATGAAGGGCAACGACTACGACACCCAGCAGATGGCTTCGGTGTACTCCAAGCGCAAGGTATTCGATGGCGTTGTCCAGAACTACGGCCGCCACTGCAAAGGCAAGAAGGCAATCCTGTTTGCCAGCAACATCGCATCGAGCAAGGAGGTCTGCAATGCTTTGCAGATTGCAGGGCATAATGCCCGGCACGTTGATGGCGACATGGGCAAGCAAGAGCGTGCCGATTTGTTGGCTTGGTTTAAGCATACCCCCGATGCTATCCTTTGCAACTGCGACCTGATGACCACAGGCTTTGACGAGCCAAGCATTGAGGTTGTAATCCTATACCGGGCAACGGCAAGCCTACCCCTGTTCATGCAGATGGTGGGCCGTGGTTCCCGTGTCACGCCAACTAAGCGAGAGTTCACTATCCTTGACTTCGGCAACAACGTGAATCACCATGGGTTTTGGGATGCAAGGCGGGATTGGTCGCTCAAAAAGAAACGCAAGCGCAAGTCCGATGGCGTTGGCGGGGCAAAAAACTGCAAGGCTTGCGATGCCCTTATTCCTGTTGCCGTGATGGTTTGCCCGCATTGCAAGCACGAACACGAGCGCAAACCCCAAGAACGTGCTGAAACCGTTACTCTGCACCTGATGACCAAGGCCCAAGGGATGGAAGCGGCCAAGACCAGCACGATGTACCAAAAGGCACAACTGGCAAAGGCCAAGGTAATTTCGCCTTATTGGGTATTGCACACACAATGCAAGACCAAAGAAGAAGCCCTGCAATTTATCGCCTTTATGGGATATAAGCCGGGTTGGGTGTACCACAACAAAGACCGATTCAAAATACTGCAATAATGAGCGAGTTTAAGATTCAAGCCGAATGCTTCCAATGGCACTGGAACAACTTCCCCGACCAGCGTGGCCGATTGTTTACTGTAAACAACAACGCACCAAACGCCTATGCTGGAAGCGTGATGAAGGCCATGGGCGTTGTTGCTGGGGTCAGCGACATGATATACCTATCCGATACTGGTGCGGTGTTCTTGGAGTTTAAGGATGAGCGAGGCAGGCAGTCGCTATCGCAGAAATGGTGGCAGGGGGTCGTGGAGGCAGTTGGCTACAAATATGTAGTCATCCGAAGCGTGGAAGATTTTCAAAGGGTACTGAATGAATGTTCTTAACTTGTGTATATCTTTGACCTACTAAACCAAACAGCATGAAACCAACCCCCACCGATTTCCGCCGCTGGCAAATCCACATCCGCAAGGAGTGCGTGAATTGCTCCCGCCCCGACCGATCCGAAACCATATCCCCTTGGAGGGTGAATTGGGTACTGCTCGGCCATGTCCTCAACGCTAAAAAAGCCTAAGCCATGACGTGGACACGACTAACCAAACACACGATGCCGATTCCGATGGAGGAGGTGTTCCTCGCCCTCGAAGATGGCAACTACGCAGTTGGATGGCTGACCAAAGGCCAAATCACGTTCACCAACATCCACGGCGAAGCGTGGTGGACGCATGAGGTAACCGCTTGGATGTACCCTAACCCACCGAAGTCATGACCCCAGCACTCATCAACCATATCGTTGACACCACCGCAATGGTTCTCGGAATCAGCCGAGAAGCCATCTGCTCAAGTAGCCGCAAGCGAGCCAACGTCATCGCTCGAAACATCATCACCGATGTTGCCTACAACGAGTTCCTGTTCAAATACCACGAAATCGGGGCAGTCCTCAAGCGCAACCACTCCACGCTCATCAAGAACAAACTATCCTACGAACAGGACATCATCGCCACGCCCGAAATCAAGTACATTCGCAGACAAGTTTTGCACAATGCTCAAGATTTTCTGCTAAATCTTTACGGAGGTTATACTTCTAAGTAGGTGCGACTTAGGTCGTCGGTGAGCCTACGATAATCGGCAAATCCGTGAGATTCGGATGGGGGGGTGCTTAATCGCATCCCCCTATTTTTTTGCATACCTTTGCGTATGCAGAATGCCGAAACCGTAATCCTTGACCTCTACCGTTCGGGCGAAATCAAGAAGGCGTGCATTACCATTACAGGAGGCGACCCGCTTTGGCGTGACTTGGAGCAGGAATGCGTCCTCATACTGCTGGAAAAAGACCCCGCCAAGATTCTGCAAATCCAAGGGCAGGGCTACTTCAAGTTCTATGTGGTGCGCCTACTCCTGAACCTGTACCGAGGCAAGAATAACCAATTTGCCCAAAAGTACAGGCACCACGACATCACCGAGGAAATCGACCCAAACGCTGACATGACCCATGAAGAGTACAGTTCCCTCGTTGACGATATGTGGGCGATTGCCGAAGCGGAAATGGATTCTTGGGCCAAGGAGGGGGCATTCCCCTACGACAAGGAATTGCTGAAACTTCACATGGCTACCGGCAACATGAAGAAGCTATCCCGTGAAACAGGCATCCCTTACCGCTCGGTAATATACTCAATCGAACAAGCCAAGGCCAAAATCAAAGCCGCAATTTTATTGAAACATGGAAGTAATCCTGACGCTACTCGTTAGCAGTTTGACCGCTCTTGCCATTGCCGAGTACCACGTTCTGCCGCAGGCTTGGTACCGTACATGGCTGGGAAGGCACAAGCCGTTCTCCTGCGTGACTTGCCTCACCTTTTGGGTGGCAGCCTTGCTCACCCTGCTCACCTGCGATTGGATGCTTGCCCCTGTTTATGGCCTTGCCTCGGCAGGGCTTACCGTTGTCATCCTCCAAGTCACCAATCGATGACCCAAGCGGAATACCTTCTTGCCCAAAAGCACCGTCATTATTGGGAGCAATACCAAGCCGCCCTGTTCATGCGGCTCTCCCCCGAAGCTGTCCATGATTTGCAGACCATACTCGTCGCCCACGGCAGACCCAACACAAATTGGTGGTGCGCTGACTGCGTAAAATCTGCACTTCAATACATTTACGAACAGGCCGACCTATTCGCCCAAGCCAACCACCACACCGTTACCCATGCCCTTACCAACACCCCAAGCGAATGAAACCAGCGACCAGTTCCTCGGTCGTTGCATGACCAATCCCACAACGAATGCAGAGTTCCCTGATGTCCAGCAACGGCTTGCGGTATGCGGCAACCTGTACGCCAACCACAAGCGTCAGGTATTCCAATCCTATGCCGACTACGGAGAAGGAGTACGCAACAACGCCAAGAGGGGCATCGAACTCAACGAGCGTAACGGCAACAAGTGTGCAACCCAAACAGGCAAGGTCAGGGCGCAGCAACTCGCCAACGGTGAGGGTGTTTCCCTTGCGACCATCAAGCGGATGCACTCCTACCTTAGCCGGGCAGAAACCTACTACGACAACGCTGACAGTACCAGCGACTGCGGCTACATCTCCTACCTGCTTTGGGGCGGCAAAGCGGCCCTTGGGTGGTCACGCAATAAACTACGGGAACTTGGCGAACTCGACTAAAGCGTCCAACGATGAAGCGCAGGTACAAGCCCGCATGGATTCGCTGATGATGGTCATCACCACCCTCTGCGACTGCATTGGTGCGGTGGATGAATCCAACTCGCCCAACGCTTTTGCCGTGAAGATGAAAATTGTGGACAAGATTGATTCGCTCATTGATAAAATTGAATACTGATGCACCCAACGAGGATATTCAAGACACCCGAAGACCTTGGAAAAGCGTGGGCCGCCTTCAAAGAGGATGTCAAAGCCCAAGGCGAACAATGGAAGCGGGTGCAGTATGTCGGGAAGGACGGGTTGAAGAAGGAAGACCCCGCCAAAGTGCCGCTGACCTTGGAAGGGTTCAAGCGGTTTTGCCGCAATAATTACGGGGAGGTCCAGCACTATTTTGAGAACAAAGAGGGTTACTACGAGGAGTTCGGTGGTATCTGCCGTGCGATTCGGGAGGAAATCCGAGAGGACCAAATCATCGGGGGGATGCTCTCGTTTTACAACCCCTCCATCACGCAGCGGTTGAACGGCTTGGTCGAAAAGCAGGAAACGAGCATCACCATCGAGCAGCCGTTGTTCGGCGATGGAGTTTAAGTACACGACCGCCATCAAGAAGATTCGGGCGATGAAGGCCCGAAAGAAAGTCATCCAAGGCGGAACGAGTGCATCCAAGACCTTCGGCATTCTTGCGGTCCTCATTGACCATGCCGCCCGCCATCCCAAGTCCGAGATTTCGGTAGTCAGCGAATCCGTGCCTCACCTACGCAGGGGTGCGATAAAGGACTTCGCCAAGATTATGCAATGGACCCACCGATGGGTTCCCGACCGCTGGAACAAGACGCTCCTGCAATACAACTTCGCCAACGGTTCCACGATTGAGTTTTTTTCGGCTGATTCGGAGGCAAGGCTCCGAGGGGCAAGGCGGCAAATCCTTTACATCAACGAGGCGAACAACATCGACTTCGATTCGTACTACCAGTTGGCCATCCGTACAAGTCAGGAGATATTCATCGACTTCAACCCGACGCATGAGTTTTGGGCGCACACGGAAGTCCTACCCGAAACGGATGCAGAGTTCCTCATCCTAACTTACCAAGACAACGAGGCCCTGCCTGATACGATTCGGAACGATATAGAACTAAACAGAACCAAAGCCGAGCATTCCGCATACTGGGCCAACTGGTGGAAGGTTTACGGATTGGGTCAGGTTGGAACGCTCCAAGGTGCGATATACGGCGATTACACGGTGGTTGAGGGGATAGACCCAAGTACGATGAAATTCGTCGCCTACGGCCTCGACTGGGGGTTCAGCAACGACCCCACGGCCTTGGTCGCCGTGTACCGCAGAGGCGATGACCTGTTCGTTCACGAACTGCTCTACCACCGAGGCCTGACCAACTCGGACATCGCAGGCAAGTTGAAGGAGTTCGGCATCACAAGGGCTTGGGAGATTGTGGCCGATTCCGCAGAACCGAAGAGCATCGAGGAAATCTACCGCCTTGGCTTCAACATCAAGCCCGCATCCAAAGGCCCTGATTCGGTCAGGCAGGGGATTGACATTGTGAAACGCTTCAACCTGCACGTCACAAAGGATAGCACAAACCTGATTAAGGAACTCCGCTCGTACACTTGGGCCACCGACAAAGACGGGAAGGACACGGGAGTGCCGATTGATTCCTATAACCACGCCTGCGATGCCCTGCGCTATGTGGCACTCAACAAATTGGCGGTCAGTAACTCGGGCAAGTACTTGGTGGTGTAACTTTACCCCCATGAACCGAGAATCCTTCCTTGATTTGCTTTTGATTTTTGGCAGATTCGCCCTCTTATTGGTCTTGCTTTTTGCAATCGCTTCCCTATGAAACTCATCCACTACTACCACATCTACTGCGGAGGCGGCGGCCAATGGCAACTCATCATGAACCAACACATGATGGCCTTGTGCAACTACGGACTGATAGAACGGTTGGACGAGATTCGGGTCGGCATCGTAGGTCCACCAGAGCAGAGGAAGGCGGTCAAGGAAATACTTGACAATTCGCTGATAAAAGACAAGGTAAAGGTTGTCGTTACCCGGACAAACGCATGGGAGCAGGCAACCCTTACCGAGATGTACAAAGCCTCCCAAGACGAGGATGCGGCGTACCTGTACGCTCACACCAAGGGAAGTTCCGACCCAAGCCTGATAAACCAACTATGGTGCAGGTCGATGATTTTCTTCAACGTCGTCGCTTGGGAGCGATGCCTTGCCGAACTGGAGAAGGTTGACTGCGTGGGTGCATATTGGCTGACCAAGGAAGAGTTCCCCCAAATTGCTGACCACAACAACCCCGACGGATACCCCTACTTCGCAGGCACGTTTTGGTGGGCCAAGTCGAGCCACATTCGGGAACTCGGAGAACCTGTCCGAGAACACCGCTGGCAAGCCGAGCATTGGATAGGCAAGCGGGAAGGGATGACCGTGTACAACTCCTGCAAGGGATGGCCTGCGCCTGACAAGTTCATCATCACGTTTTAGCTATGGCCAAGATACCCGTCATCATCACCAACTTCAACCTGTACACTTGGCCCAAGGCCATGGTCAAGAAATTGAAGCAGATGCAAGATGTCGGGCCAATCTTAATCTTGGATAACGGCACAACCTACGCCCCAACGCTGGAATGGTACGAGCAACTGAAATTGGAGGCCAACGATGTTGCGGTCATTCGCACAGGAGGGAACTTCGGCCACCTTGTCGCATGGCAAGCCCAAATCCCGATGCAGTTGTTTCAAATGGGATACCCCGACTACATCGTCACCGACCCTGACCTTGACCTTTCGGCATTACCCGATGACACGCTCCTGCGGATGCGGGAGGCGTGGTACGATTTGCCTGTCAAGACCTATATGTACGAGCAGGAGGAAGGCGACCCGTTCAACGGTGTCATGTTCACGGTCAAGGACAAAATCGGCCTTGGCATTCGGACTGACGATGTTCCTGCTGATGCCCTGTTCTTCCAGCAGGCAGAACTACGCTACAAAAAGCAGCCGACTTGGAACGGCCTGCAACTTGCGCCTGTTGACACAACCTTCGCCTTCTACCATCACGAACACTATCAACGGGTCTGCATAAGCGGGGCAAGGATGGTCGCACCCTATGAGTGCAGGCATCTTCCATACTACCTGACCGCCGAGGACTTGAATGCGGATTGGGAGTTCAGGCAGTACCTCGACAAAGCGAACCACGCCAGTACCGCCAAGAAGATTGCGGATGGCCTTCAAATCTTTTGACCATGCCGTTTTCGCATCCATTCTACAAAGACCGAATTGCCGCTCACATCAGGTCAGTATTGCGACCCGATGACCGTGTTCTTGACGTAGGTGTGGGATGCGGCACTTACGCTCAACTGCTTCCCGAAGTTGCTATGGATGGGGTTGAGATTTACGAGCCGTATGTTGAGCGGTTTGACCTTCGGGCCAAGTACAAGCAACTATTCATCACCGACATTCGGGATTTTGATATTTCGCCCTACACATACCTGATTCTTGGTGATGTGTTTGAGCATCTCAACCTCAAGGATGCAAGGGATTTGCTAAACCGAATCGGAAGCAAGAGAGCGATGATTGCCGTGCCTTACCTTTACGAACAGGGAATGTGGGAGGGGAATGTTCACGAAACGCATTACCAACCCGACCTGACCCCTGAAATCGTTGCGTCAAGATACCCCGAACTGACCCTAATCGTCGGGGATGCGATTTACGGATATTACACAAACTACCCAGCATGAAACTCCAAGACCTAACCATCGACCAGTTCCAGCGCATTGCCGCTTTGGAACTATCCCCTGCCCTCAATGACGCAGACAAGCGATTGGGCGTGGTTGCGATTGTGGAGGGAGTGGATGTCGCTATTGTCAGGGATATGCCTGCTACATCGCTTACTAAACGCTACAAGGCAATTATCAAGGAATGGAACGAACTGCCTGCACTCGCTTACAAGCGCAAGTTCAAAGCAGGGGGAAAGTGGTGGATTCCGACTGTGTTTACGGATGAACTTACCGCAGGGCAGTTGATTGACCTAATGGAGATGAACACCACGGACGAGCGGCAACTGGTGCAAAATCTGCATCGCATCATGGCTACGCTATGCAGGGAGGCAGGTTGGTTTGGATGGTTTCCCAAGAAGTACGACGGGGCGAGCCATGCAGAGCGAGCAGAACTGATGAAGAAGCACGCCAAGATTGGCGATGTATGGGGGGTGGTTAGTTTTTTTTTGTTAAGTTCCGAGAGTTACTTGCAAATTTTGAGCGACTATTCCAAGCACCTGACGAAGAAGGCGCAGGACCAGTAACGAACCCGCTCGCAGGGTACGGTTGGCTGATGGTCGTTTGGCGGATGGCCAATAAAGACGTGCTGAAATTTGACGCAATCTTTGCGATGAAGGCGGTGGAGTTCCTCAACTACGCTTTGCTGATACACGACATCTTGGAGGCAGAGAGGCAAGAGGCAGAGCGGATGCGGCGTAGGTAGGACACTATTTGCGTGGCTGGACATTTACCAGCATGGAGTTTGATGTATTTGTCGGGGGGTCAGGCAAGAAACTGACCGACTTGCAGAAGGAAGCCTTGGCTAACTTTGGGGTAAGCCTTGCGGATGGAGCGATTGAGAACAAGTCCTACGCTTTGGTCACGAAGTGGCTGGAAGGGGTGGTCAAGTTAGCCAAGCAAAACCTCGCCAACGCCAACGCTATTGCCAGCAATGCCCTTGCCCAGAGCATAACCGTTGAACCCATCACCCTGACCGATTCGTCCTTTGTCGTGGCTATCAAGGCCAACGATTATTGGAAATTCGTGGACCTTGGTGTGAAGGGAACGCAGAAAAGCAACCGTGCGCCAAACAGTCCATTCCGATTTAAGGGCAATCCGATCCCGATCCGACCGCTCCAAGAGTGGATCGCATTCAAGGGGATCCCGCTGGAGGGCAGGGATAAGAAAGCGGCCAACCGTTCCTTTGCCATAAATATCGCCCGCAAAATCAGCAGGGAAGGCTTACGGGCCACCAAATTCATGAGCAATGCCGTGACCGAGGATATGGTCGCAGTACTTACCGAAAACATCGCCGAGGTTCTCGGCAAATCCATCAGCGTAGCAACCGTAAGATAGTATGGCAATATCAGTCCTTTCGGGTTCGCCCCAAGCAGCGACCCCAGTTTACAACAAGATGCTCTTCAAGGTTAGCGGCTCGCTGACAAGTGGCACGAATTACCGCTACGTCTGCGATGTCAAGGACGCAGCAGGAACGACCACGCTGGCACGGCTTAAATGCGACAAACTGCCGACCACCAACTACGGCTTTTTCGATGTCAGCAGGGTCGTGGAAACGCTGATTGCGCCAACCGTGCCAACCTTGACGCAAGCGGGATTCGCTGACCATGCGGGATTCTATTCTGGGTACAGGCTGACATTCATGGAAGAGTACGGCAGTACGCCTGTGGTGCAGACAGGAACGACCACGAACGTCACGGGGAATATCGTCTTTGCAGGAAACTTGGAGCAGTTGGAATTGGCTGATTGGAGTGGCGGGGTGTACTTTCCAAGTGGAACGATTGCCAACAATATAACCCGAATACTAACTACGCCGACAACTCGCACGGTGTATAGTGACAACTATGGATGGCTTGCTATTGGGCAATTTGGAGGTGCAGTGGGAAAAGCATACATTCAGTATTGGCAGGCAGGGGCTTCGGGATTTTCTCGCCAATTTGAGGTTACTCCAACAGGTCTTTCGGGTTCCAACATTGTTCGCTTTGGTGTTGGCCCAA